TGCCCGTCACCAGGGGTTTCATGGTAGATGTCGCCATAAACCACGGGCCTGGTATGTCGTCTTTAATGCCAATTCTCCGTAAGATGCGAAACAAGAGCGAACCAGATGAGATAAAGTGGGTTTTAGACTTCTGCGAGGCCCGTCGTCAGTTATTGAAAGCAGGATATCAGAGTCTGGATACCTCGGGAACGGGTGACAGATGTGTGTTATGGGCCGATATAATCAAGTCTGGGAACGTCCGTCTCAAGAGACCAATTACATGCGCAAATGGTTATTGGGGACGGAGTAAAATGGTCAAATAAAAAAAAATATTCGTTATATTATACAATAATGGCTCCTGCAGTTGGTGGTCGTCAAGCGAAGACCCGCGCCGAGGCCCAGGCGGACTTGAACCATATCAAAAGAGAAGCGATCCCGTATTTTGACAAAAAGATCAAAGGCATCCAGAGACAAATAGCAGACGCCTCCAAAACTCGGAGCGTCATGATACGTCGCAACAAGGGGGTTCTTCCGGCTTCTCTGGCGGCGCACAATCGTTACATTGCCGGTCTCCAGAAATCCTTGAAGACGAGTGTGGATGGTCGGAAGTGGTTGAACGTCAAAGCCGCAGAGCTTCGTAAGGCGATCTAAATCTAATCTATAGCGGATATGCATATTCATGGCGTTTTTTGTTGGGCGTTTTCCGGTCAACAAATAATTTCTTGTGCTCGTTTCCGTGAACACGTGGGTTTATCTTGTTTATGCGTTCTTGTACTTGCCATATGGGACCGAAGAAAAAACGTATTCTCCAGCTGTATTCTCCGCCCGGGACCTTGATAGTAGCATTTTTCAAACTTCCCAATTGCTGATATATACCCCACCGATTCACATTTTCGAATTCCTTGTACCGAATCTCTGGCGGGAAACATATAGCCCCACGTGGCCAATCCATCAAAGAAACTCCCATTGCGACATCTGGAGTTTTAGCGATCACGAACCCGGTGGAAGTCACTGCGTTATAAGCGTCTTTCATCACCTCCCACGCGCCATTTGTCCTGATCAATTGGATCAGAATATCATTCCAAAACGTAGAAGATAACACCTCGATGGTTCCGCACGAATACAACGCGGGGATATTCACGCGGACGTAGTAGTCCATCACACCAGGTGATACAATGTGCAGCTTTTTCGTGTGAACGATATCGGATACAAAATCGGTATTCAGGTTCATCAACCGCAACGGGTGTTCGTACATAGGCTCTCCGGGAATCGACTCTGACATCATCTTCGTGGTGATCAACACCGCCCTTGGATCGGCAGATATGTCTGATATCTCATCTGGTAACGCAATGTCTCTGCACCCTGACTCGCACACTTTCCTCTGACATGCGAGTTCGTTCTCCTGAACATCAAAGACCGCCGAAGTATTCATGCCACCTATAACCGAAAGCGATGGAACTGCGAAATCAACACCTTTATACGCAACTTTCATGATTCCACCGTTCAAGTGTTCGGCCATGTCTACCGTGGCAAATCCTTCTTCGCACGGGATGTTCATCGTGAATAAGTTACACGTGTATATCAAGTTTCCGTTTTGAACAAAACGAGGGGTGAACGTATGTTGTTTTTTATAAGTCTCCGAAGGCCTTGGTATTTTTGGTCCGGGGAATGTAAGAATTTTGATGATATTTAGTTTCCCGTTGCTCACAACATTCAATACACCTTCATCCATATTTATTAAAAACAAATATTTTTTATAGTAATGAATAACATTCGGTTAACGGCAAAGGACTGTTCAAGGGTGTATACACCGGTTCAACGGGGAGCTACGTGCTATTTCGCCGCCTTGGTCATGACGATATTTTTCAGCCAAAGGATGCGCGGAGTATCAGCTTCGCATGCTAAGGTGCTTATGAAGAAGAACGACTGGAAAACCCAGATCGCGGAGGCCATGATGAAGATAATGATGAACTATGAAATCAATTCTTTAAACAAGGACATCATTGGTAAACTGGAACCCAGGGCTTTCCTGAGAGCTCTCAGGCGTTACGACCCTGTATATTTTGATTCCAAGTCGGGAGAAGTTGACGAAGGAGCGCCATATGGCCCGTATCAACACAAGTTATTCGCATTCATGGAAATCCCACACTTGTCGGTGACGGTGCCACGGGGTAGTACGGAAGCTGTGTATTCCGCGTACAACTTTGATCTCCCCGTAGACGAGAAAAAATGGAAACAAGCCGTGAAAACATTAGATCCGAAGGGGGCGTTTGTTGATACGGACAACCCAGAAGTCATCGTCGTTCATAGAGAAGCGGGAGAGTCGTATCTACAGAAGGCGTGGTTAACATACCGACCTAAAATGTACGAGGTAAAGGGAATCAATCTCACCAGACACCCTGAAAAAATAGTATACAACAAACGCGTGTATGTCCTAGACTCGTGCATTCTTCCTTCATACATCAGCAACGCGTGCTCGCTCGGTCATGCCATAGCCGGAGTCACGTGCAATGGCGACAAATACGTGTACAACGGCTGGGCGGCCAGGAGCGGAGACCCTGCCATGGGAGGAGCTGCTATTACCAGGAAAGCGGCCTGTGCGCTGATGAAAAACGATTGGGCGGCAGACAAGAAGTTTTGCGTTGATACCAACTCGTGCTCGGTCACCAAGGAAAAGAAACACGAGTTTTGCTTTGACGCATTCAAAAGATCGTCAGTCATATATGTTAGAGATGACACTCAACGGAATGTTCCAAATGCGAAGAATGTTCCAAAGATTGTACCAAATAAAAAGAATGTCCCAAAGGCGGTACCAAGTAACCAGCAAAAAAAACTAAACCTACTAAAAAAACGTATACAGGAGCGGAAGTAAAGAATGGCATATCGTCGTGCATAATTATATACTTGTACTTGATATGGGATTACCTATATATAACGCAAACATGTCCGTAATGTTCGAAATGCTCTCTTCCGGGAGGTCCTTCCACGACGAGAATGTAGTGAGGCAGATACGAACCACATTCCAAGCACCAACACCAGAATACTTCATGGATGCAACCCCACAAGTAGTATTCGATGACGAATCGTGGGGGATATTCAAAAGCAATCTGGCCAGGCAGGCAAAGCAACGAAAGAAGGAAAATGCCACCACGGCCCCACAAAATAAGAAGATACCGGTTCGCTCGAATAGGGATGTTTCCTTCGACCGAATTCAGTTAGACAATGCCAAGAAGATAGTGAGAATCTGTAAGTTTTCATACGAAATTATTAAGTATGAAAACTTCAACGAGATCAAGAAGGCGTATAACAAGATCGAAGCCGACGAAATTTACAATGTGTTGACGGGAGAATGCGACTCGGGCGAATATTATTGGACACAGCCTTAATTTTGTTTCCCCCCTAGCTGTAAAAATGAGTTCTCGACGTCATTAAAGTGCTTACAGCAGGACTCCATAAAGCCTGGAGTATTTTCACCATTCTGCTGGAAGATATCAAAAGAAGTCAGCCAGGTCTTTGCCAGAAACTTGAGGTTCCCTTGTGTATACTTTTTGCTCTTTGTGTTGGCGGCAGAGGGTTTGACGGCCTTGATGTTCCTGATAGCGCTTTTTCTGACGTCTGAGAGTGTGTGTTTTATATTGTTGTCAAATGCCATGCAGTGTAAAAGTGCGTCTGCAAGATCGTCTTTTTTCTTTGACTTTTCGAACATAGTCACAAACTGCTCGTCTTGCTCGGTATTCTTCATGAAATTGGCCACGGTCTCTACGGAAAGCTTTTTGCGCTCATTGTATGACCAGTTGACTATGTCACGTTCCGGCCAGAAATTTGTGGAAGACGCGTATGACAGCTTGTGTTTCGGGTCGATGCAATAAACTCGGCCGTCGTTGATAGCACAATACATCTCGATATAATGTTGAATACGAACAGCGCGGGGGTTCTTCGTCGGCTGGCGTTCTATCACAACGTCGGTGGACTCTTTGACCCAATCTGCGAAATTTATTTTGGAAAATCCATCGGCTATACCCTTTGGGTCTGGAAAGATATTGATAACATCCCATTTTACGATCTTCTGACCGTCGACCATGCAGAGCGCAAGATTGCGGGTGCCCGGGTCAATGCCTATCGTCTTCATATATTCTTTTGTTTTACATTTTTTACATTATATTTAATAAGTTCTTAAAAATTAAGGGAAAGGAAGTTTCTTGTCTGCGGCACTTTGTTTTATGTACTTCACGATATACGCCACGTCCTTATTGTGCTGTTCCCACTTATCGGAGCCGATGTTGTAGTACGTGTCTATTCTGTTTATCTTATTATCGACCTTCGATCTGTTGTACTTTATACCATAACGAGCTTCTATTGGGTGGTGCACGGTCCCGGATTTCCCAGGGTACGGCGTCCCCCAGAGCGTTATTTGAATGTTTTCAGTCATGAGTCCTGATTTGCTCTTGTCAATCTCGAACGACATCGTAAATTTAGCATCTAGTTTTTCACCAAAAGACGCAACTGGCATATCGCCTGACCCACCTTGAGCTCCTGCGGCTACTTTCCGCTTATCGTGGATTAACTTGGCGACCTTGGCGAACAGCGGTATATTCGTGGGGAACACATCCTTGCTTTTTGTCGCGAGTTGCATCCGTGATTTGGTTCCTGTATTCGAAGCGTTGTATATTTTGCGCAACAGGTCCCCAGGCAGATTCACTCGAGGTCCGCGAGCGGGAGATTCGGAACGTTTGGGAGACTTTGCAGCGGGGCGCTCTTTGGAACCGCCCATGGCAGGTGGGAGCTTCTTCCCGGCTGCCCCGCGTACGAATTCGCCCCCACGAGGGCCTTTGTAAATAGAACGACCTTTGGAATCCTTCTTCCCGGTATTTTGATTCTTAGATTCCATGTGTTATATATATATTTTATTTATTACATCATCTTTTTGTTGATGCTCTCGAAAAACTATTTCAGAGAAAGCTTTGTAATATCATCTGCGACGTCATCAATAGTGTCATCAGTAGTATTTTTATAACGCAACTCTCGCCATGAAGTATTACACTCCCCGCTGGGCATCTGGTTCGTATCGTCTATGGGGTTAAGCGGGTCCCACTTCGACAGTTCCATTGTTGTATCATCGTACCCATCGACATCCAAGTGTGGGACGGTCACATTCCCACAGAGAAGTTTTTCCACCATCAGAAAAGCTTCGTAAGCCGTCAATGAATCAGAAGTAATAGTATCTGGCTCTATCGCGTTGGCCTCTTGTTTCAAGTTGGCAAATAGCGCGGATTCGCATTCCGGAGTTGAATTTCCAATGATAGAAGAGTATAGCCGAAGCATTTCAACGAGAGTTTGATTGGCGAATACCATTATTGAAATGAGATATTTTTAAATATGTTACATTTTTACGCACTACTTATGCCTACCTTTGATAAGCTTGACCCCATTATTGTCTTCCTCGTCAGAATCATCCTTCCTCGCGCGGTCTTTTGAGAATTTCCAGAAGCACCTTGCTCCCATTCTAAAGTCATCTCTCATCTTCGCTTTCCAGTGAAAAACGCAATCTGTAGGGTCGTTACTCAATTTCGTGTTGTCCAACACGAGGACGCCGTAATTTTCCGTGCATGCGTTCAACACCTTATTAAAATCTTCGAAGTTCTCGAAGCAACCGAAAAACATATTGTACAGACGCCAGCGGTTTGCTTGAATTGCTTCACGACACACCAGAAGGACGTCGATGTTCGCACGGATTGCAGGAGGTCCAAGATCTGCAACGTACTGACTCGAAAAAATAAGGAAAATGTTCAAGTGCCTTCCATTCATGAAAATATAACGCAACACAGGCTTTTTCATAATAGAATTATCGTATGCAAGATCATCGAGAACTACAAAAACACGTTGCATATTCCCCTTCTTTGCAGCCTTTTTCTGCCGTTCGAGCAATTTCTCGAGAGAAGCCCCGTCGAAATCGTCGTACACGAAAACCTCAGGAATGAATTTCCCGAAGTATCCGTTACCCGCTTCTGTCCCACTCATCACCATTCCGAACGGCAGAACATCCCTTTTCGAATACAGCAAATCTTTGATGATAATAGATTTTCCACTTCCTCGCCGTCCCACCACTCCGACGATTGCCCCTGGTGATATTGTAGACACATCGAACTCGCGAATATTGAAACTCATTAACTACAAATCGTTTACTTTTTATTTAGAGAATTTTTACATACTATTTATCCGTGAACAATGCAATCAATTTTCTCGTAAGGACACTTTGCTCGAAGAAGTTTTCCTCCATCATGGTGTGATATATCTCATATTCATCGTAGTAGTGGTCATCTTCTTCGTCGAGTTCTTGTATACACTGATGAAGTTCCTTGTATTTCCTTTCGAGATCCGTGAACTGTTTCTTGGCGCCTCGTATCGCGTTCTCCTTTCTCTTGCGTATCTGTTCCTCCAAGTCTTCGTCCGAGTATATAGTCAAATCTTTCTTCCAAGGAGTCATCAATTTCCTGGTTCCTTCTATACTAGGGATCGTGAAAATGTCATTGACATCGCTGAAGCTCACGCGTTTCGAGTTCATTTTTTAAATTAATAACATAAAAAACGAAATATTTATACACATCCACAATCCGTGGTCAAATGACTACCCCCTAGAATACGTTATCTTTTCGCCGACTTTCTGTTCTGTCAGCTTCAACGCATCGGTAAAGGAAGGTTTCGACCAGAGCAACCATCTCGACCAGAAGCCGGGTGAATACTTTCCAGCACGCGTCCAGTCCTCGCGCTTTTCGTGCCGATCTACGTACCTTTTCATGCGCTCCTTATCCTTGTGCTGTAAGAAGTCACTATACCCTCTTGCGCCGAAGCGAACTGTTTTTAATTTTTTTCCTTCCTTGTCGAAAAAAACCGCGCTGAATTTCTTGTCTCCTTTCGTGAGTTTCGTGAGTTTTACCGGCATAATAATATATTACAATATTATAATATCATGCTGCTGAGCAAGACGAATATGATGCTTGTCGCCGCGATATTGTTCGTGATTTTTGTCACGTTTCTGGCAACTAGAAAAGAGAAGTTCTCCATAAACTGGGCAGATGAGATAAAGAGTGTAAAAGAT